GGATTAGTAGTGTTTAATATCTTTATGCCAGATGCAGATAGATTTAAAAGAGATGCAGACTTAGCTAACGTTATTTCAATTTCTCCTGTTGTACTACCGCAGACCGCAACTAACGAACCTGTAAAATCAGATACTATTGCATTCCGTCCAGGTGTTAGTGTAATAGGAAATGAAGATCAACCATTTACTGTAAATTATGAAAACATACAAGCAAATACTAAACAACTTAACGATGTTATTGCAGGTGCTGGTATTGTTAACACTTTCCCAGAACTCGATGGCGTTGTGCGAAGAATGCCAATGGTTGTATCATCAAAAGGAAAGTTATACCCGTCACTTGGACTTGACACTTTACGAGTTGCGAGTGGAGATCCAAGTTTCCAAGTTAAAATCTCAGAGCTTGGAGTCGAAGCTGTCAGAATACCTAAGTTTGGAAAAATTGCAACAGACCCGTACAGTAGAATTTGGATTGACTGGTCACATAAGCCCACAAGCTATTCAATCACTAGTCTTCCAGACTCCCTTGAAGGGAGAATCATTATTATTGGTCTTACCGCAAGAGGACTCAATAACCCAGTGGCAACAGCTACAGGGGAACGGTTTCCTCATGAACTTCAAGGTGCGGTATTAGATACACTAGTATCAGGTACTAATATCGTTAGACCTGACTATGCAGACGGTGCAGAACTACTAGCATTTATTGTATTAGCAATAGGTTCTATATTTTTAACGAGGTGGCGTTATGGCTTTATTCCTATTATTATGTTTATCGGCGGCATTCCTTATGCTGCTAGCTACGGTTTCACCAATTATAGCATTTTACTGGATGCAACATTTGTTGTGGCTGGATTTGGTCTTGTGTATGCTCATGCTTATACTGTTAAGTTTGTTTCTGAACTAACACAAAAACTAGCTATCAAAAAACAATTTGCAGGTTACTGCTCTAAAGAAGTAGTTGAAATGCTACAAAAAGATCCGGAACTAATTAAACGTGGGGTGCGTAAAGATGTATCAGTTATGTTCAGTGACTTGCGCGGATTTACTCCAATTGGTGAACACTACGGTGATAACGTAGCAGGACTTGGCAAGTACATGAATGGCTATATGGATAGCATTAGTAGACCTATTATAGATAACAACGGAATGGTTATTAAGTATGTAGGAGATGCATCTATGCATATACACGGTGCTCCAATTGATGACGGTAATCATGCTCGTACTATTGTTAAAGTTGGTTTAGAAATGTTAGACGCTGTAGACGAATATACTAAGATCATGGAAGCTCAAGGTTTACCTCCAGCTGCAATGGGTTGGGGTTGTAACAGTGGTATTGGCTTTATTGGTGAAATGGGTTCTACAGATAGACACAGTTATGATATATTAGGTGACATGGTTTCAACTGCTGCAAGGTTAGAAGCACGGTGTAAAGCATACGGCGTACTATGTATTATTGGTGCTGAAACATACAATAGAACTAAAGATGATTTCTTTTACTTAATGTTAGACAACTTACAACCAAAAGGTAAAACTGTTGCAGACTTAATTTATACTGCATTACGTACTAAAGGTGCAGATTACAGTGAAGATAAAGACCAACATGATATGATGCATATATTATATAAACTAAAACAATTTGATGATGCTGCTGCTATGTGTAAAAAGATGAAAGGCTCTTTTGGAGGTCAAATGGACAAGTACTATAAAATGTGGATCGAACGTTGTGAGTTCATGAAACATCAAGATTTGGGCGATACATGGAACGGTGAATGGATAGCTACGGAAAAATAACTATTCATTGCACATGAGAATAAATACATTAAAGGAGAACTATAATGTATTTGTACGTTAAAACACACAACGAAACGGGTTTAAAATATTTAGGAAAAACTACAAAACAAGATCCGCATAGGTATCCAGGTAGCGGAACTTTGTGGATTAGACACCTTAAAAAACATGGTTACAACTATACTACAGAAATACTATTAGAAACTACTAGTAAGGAAGAATTGATAGAAAAAGGTATTTATTATAGTGATTTATGGAATATTGTAGAAAGCAAAGAATGGGCTAATTTAAAAAAAGAATCAGGTGATGGCGGGGATATGTCTAGTTGTCCTGCATGGCAAGAAGCTATGAGTAAAAAAGAAAAACTCACAGGCGAGAAAAACGGATACTACGGTAAAAAGCATACGTTAGAGATTAGGAAAAAAATTAGCGAGAATGCAAAAGGAAAACAGAAAGGAATACCTAAACCAAAGACATCTGAAAGTTTACGCAAACGTTGGGAAACAGAAGAACATTTTAATAAAGGTAAAGAACCGTGGAATAAAGGAAAAACTGGCGTACAGAATACCTATGGAATTGAGCATGCATTAGCACGTTCTAAGCCGTGTCGTTACAATGGAATAGTTTATCATGGAATTCATGCATGTGCTAACGCAAATAATACTACAAAATATAAAATAGAAAAACTTGTTGATTGGATTACTGTTGAAGAATATCGTAGCTTACAACAGAAGTAACTATAAATCAGCGTCAGTAAGTCCAGCTTTTTTCATAGCAGATCGAGCAAGGCCGGTACTTAACGTCTTTGACCCACGAGGTATTGCAATATGATGCGAATTATCAGGTGCATAAAACTTCTCATGTTCTCCACCTTCATGTGAAGTATAACCTTTTTTTAGTAACGCTTTTCTTAATTCTTTACTAGTTGGTATTTTAGTTTCATCTAATTCAATACTTTCTAATAGCTCTCTTATTCTCATTCTTAACTTTCTCCAGCTGCTGCAGTATTATCGTCTTCAGACTTCTTTTTACGAGGCGGTTTTGGATCATCCATACGAACAGCTTTGTCAAATTGTTTAGATGCTTCACGCTCTACTTTAACTTGTTCAAGTACACGATCACCTTCAATAATTTTACCACGTAAATGTAATACGGTATTTACCTTTTGAGTTAATCTGATTAGATCATTATCTAACATACGTATACGATCAATGAGTGCAATTAGTACAGTGTTAGCTTCACCTAAAACTGGTTTAACTTCTTTAGTAGACCATTCCCACACATAACGTATAATATATCCCATACCTACTGCCATAACAATAGGAAAACCATATTTATTTACAACAGCTACAATTTCACTCGGATCCATTTTCTGCTCCGGGAGTATATTTTTTAATTACTTTAACTTTTCTTAAAACTGGACGACTACCATCTGTTGTACGATCTAGTCTAAAATAAGAACCATCTTCCCATCCTAAACTATCAAGATCAATCTCTTCATCTAAGATCATTCCAAACTCAAACAGTTGCCACACATAATCTAAATAATGCATCAGTCGCGCCTCGCATCGTTTTTACCATCAGCACGCGAAATACGTTCTACATCTGGTTTTAATCCTAGTGCATTAGACACGATAGTGTCTATACGTATTACATCATGGTTCATTGTTTTAACACGGTTATCTAATGCTACAATAATACCCGCCATTCCTTTGATACTTCCTAATACACCGCCCAACAATAGCTTAATAGTTAAGTATACAAAATAACCGCCGGCAAATGCTACTGCGATAGGAAAGCCTAACTCACCTATAAGTTTAAATACTTCATGCATCCTTGCACTCCTCTGTATATTGTATTTATTTAAATACAGGTTTAATAAAGTTTGACATTATTTAAAATACTGCTATAATATACAACATACGCAACACACTTAAAGCATTGTATAACATTTGCTCAGGATTGAAAACCAAACCGCTACATATCTGTAGCTTAATATATTATTCATTAGTGTGTTGCTATTTTACTTTTTTTTAATTTTATAGGAGAACTATATGTCTTTATTACTTGAACAAGAACCAGTTGTAACTAAAAAAGAAGAACTAACTACTGAACACCGTGATCGTTATCGCAATGCGTTACGTAATTCAAGAGAAGAGTTTTTAGCATCTGAAGCAGTTACCCAAATGCCATTCCAAGATTGGCTTGAAAAAGTATACGGCGTTATCATGTTAAAAAATGACGATGGTTACTACACTATGAACTATGATGTTAGTGACGAAAAACGATTTATGATGTTCCAGATTAAGTATCTTACTGTTTCGTAATGAGCGGGTTACGGTATGCTGCACGGCTGCCTCACAGTGTAAGTAAGGTAGAAGTTAACGAATGGTGTACTGAAACGTTTGGACCATCTGCTGGATTAACAAGTAACAGCAGATGGTTTATGCTATATTACACTATTCAATTTAAAGAAGAGAAAGATCGTAACTGGTTTGTGTTGAAGTGGGGTTAAATGAAGATAAAAGATTTATACGATAATTATCCTGAGTTCTATGAATTATGGAGCAGAGATGATGATAATGAAATACTGTGTGACGAATTTATGAGACAGCAAGGCTACACATCAGCAAAGTTTGTTATAACCAATGAAACAAGTCGTGACCAATCTGGTTATTGGTATATGGATAAAGATGATTACTTTGTATTTACTTTGCTATGGGCGGGGGAGATATTTTGATAGTACATAAACTAACATTTAAACAATGGCAATATATTGCAACACACGATAAGGTTTACTTACCTGAAAATGTTACATCAGTACCTAGAACAAAAAATTTTGTTAAAGATAAGTTTAAAGGTGATCTTAACATGGATGTAGGTTTTGGTCACATAACATTTGAATCTGAAAAAGATTTATCCTGGTTCTTATTAAGCATTTAACTGAGGTAACATGAAGAAACAAGTAACAAGAACATCTTACCCAGGTTGGAATAACTATCCTGTATACAGGTGTAATACATTTGATGATTACAATGAAGTGTTAACTTGGATGTTAAGGAATAAATGTAAAGAATTCTTATTACATTATTGTAGTACTGGCGTACATGTATTCCAAGTTAAATCTAATCATGCATGGTTTGTGTTAAGATGGGAGTAATTAGTACCTATCACCAATTTTTAAAATTGTAGGTTTATCTAATGAATAAAATATTTTAGTTAGTTCAGCAATTGAACTACTGTTGAACTTATTTTCATCAAGTCTTATTAGAGAATATTTATTTTCAATACACCATTCCTCTAATAACTTATCCTTTAACTGCTTACGAGCAAGTTGGCCATGCACTTCTTTAAAATGCCATATGCCGTCATATTCAAAACATATCTTTAATTTTTTAGAAAATAAATCACGTACAATTGTTTCTCCATTATGTTTTAAGCCGCCGCCAAATGTCCATTCATCTTCTGGATGAGTGTTTATAAAATGATCTCTTATTAAGACTTCATTTTTTGATGTAAATCGTTTTGATTGCGACATTACTTTTTTAGCGTATTCAGAATTTTGCCATAATGCTTTTGATCGTTCTGAGGCTTGTTTTCTTGCTTCGGAAGAATGTTTAGGTTGCACAAACCCATTGTTAATTCTTGCTTTATTATTTAAACTTGTTATGCAGGATTTACTACAACCTTTCTTATATGTATTAGACACTAATTTTTCATAAGTAAATGTGTTACCACACTGTTTACATGTATCAGTAATTACATGCCGAGGGGTTTTTATTTTTTGAAGATATGATTCATCATTATATCTTCCATGATTACCAGATGGATATTTTTGTTTTTGTTCAGGTGTTCCGTGCGCACGTTCAAAATGTGTATGAATTCCGTAAATAGAAAATTCTTTTTTACAAATAATACAGGCGCAGATTGGTTTGGTATAAATAATGTTGCTGGACATTGTTGTTCCTTAAAAGTTAAAAATGTTTAGAGTAGTTAGATGTTAGCGCATCGTGAACTACATTTTTATTTATCATTAACACTTGACAAATATTATTTTTATGTTATAATATGCACAAGTTAACAATAATAAGCACATTAAATATTTTAGTGTGTTTATTATTGTTGTAATTCCTTCAAAGTGACGGCATCAAACACTGGGGTTCGAAACCCCACATCTCCACCATAAAACACATTAGAGGTATCGGAGTGGGGCAACAGCCGTAGACTTCCTGCCCCTCAAATGGGAAGTGATAGTGTGTTTTATAATGGGGATGAATTGGATTCGACTTGGTGAGATAATGGAGACGGCAACAGGTGAGGTGACTGTCCTAAACAGCGCAAAACTTATAGACGCAAAAGCATCTAAATTCGAGTATATGACAGTTGACTTCTCTTTGGAAGCAGCTGACATGGTAGCTTAAGAAACTACCGCTCTGGGGCATGTATGCCTTATTAACCAAAATACAACTAAGCTGCCCTAGGGCAGCTTTTTTATTGACTCTTTACCATGGATCATTAATTATTGGAATATCACCACGAAACATTATATTTCTAGATAAATGATCTGAGAAATCCCAAGTTGGACTTATACTACTAAGATGTGCGGCTAATAATGCAACTGGCATAAATGTCCTTGGACCATACTTATTTAATATGTCAACATCTCTTGGATTATCCTCAATTATCCCTTCCCATGTAGTAGCTCCGCCATTAACTATTATAGACCTAAACGCATCTTCAGTTTTTGGATTAGTACTAGTTGCTGATAATGGTTCAGTTGTTACAATAACATATTCACGATTATCAACTGTTACACGTTTAAGTTTTCCAAATTTTGGAAGATACGGACTCGGATGTTGCTTAACATAATGATAGAACATTAAAAAATCTTTTAGATCGTCAGGATACTGTTTATAATTAGGTGCTAACCAAGTTTTATCATGATAATCTTGTTCTTCACTTGCAGAAAACACTTTTAAAATTGTTCCATTTGGTGCTTGCCAAACAGTTGCATAATATCCAGTTCCTAACAACTTATATCCTCTTGCAGTTAGCACCGACTTCATATCACCACGATTGTGAGCCTCGTTTATAATTTCTTGTATTTTCATAATTTAACTTAGCAATTCCATTTTCTCAATGCTAATGCTTTTCTAGTTGGTTTACCTTTTTCGTCTTTCATAGGACCTTCCATACCGCCCATTCTTGCACAAAAACTCTTACGGCGTTTTGCATCTTTACTTCCAGGTTTAAGTTTACTTGGTTTAGTAGTTACTGCAGTTTGTAATTTACTTCCAGGATGTTCTTTACGATAACTAGCAACACCTTTAGCATTCAATCCACCGTTTTTGTTCTTTCCTGATTTCTTCTGCCATGCTGCTGTTTCATCTACTGATTCATTTGGCACACAGTTGTTAACTCTAGTACCACCTTTTACTTTAGTACCTTCTTTATGTTTGCCTTTCCAGCATTTGGCATCAAGTCTTGTTTTAATTTCTTCAGAGATTATTTCATGTATTTTCATATGGAACTCCGTGTTCGTCAGTACGTGCCATAAACACTGAACTGTATTCATTCATTCTATCAACATGATCTTGAAACGATGCTTCTGGCATTCCTGGATTTCTAAACCCTAAATTCCAAAATACTTTTAACGATGCTATAGAGCTTACTTGTCCACCTAACATTGGATACTTTGCTACAGCTTTTGTTAGTAACTGTGTTCCAATTCCTTGTCCGCGTAATTCTTTAGGAACTAAGAATTCAATAACAGATTGTGGTCTTGGTGAAAACTGTGCTTTAGTATCGATATCAATTCTTGCATCACCGATTGTGATTACATCACCGTTATCCCGTGCTAACGAGCCATGGTGGTTTTCTAATAATTCATGTATTTTCATAGTAATATATTTATCGTTTGGTAAAATGAAAGATGACTTTTGAAAACAGTGAGTGTATACTAGTTGAAATTATAGCTTAAGGTTGACGGGCCAATTGTAATACCGTTAGTGAATCCATTCTGATGTGTGATGGTAGCTAGTTCTGATTGCTATAGTCAGGCCTTTAAACACTACCCTTTATTGGATGCCTAAACGAGAACCCACTGGTTGCTAGCGTTTGTTTAATTGTATATGGTTGCAAAATGATTCTAAACGATGTATGAATACAATGATACGAGGTATTCTTAAAAGTCGCGGCAGGTACTGGTAAGCGTAGAGCCAAACATCGGGATCAAAATAAAAACACCTGCTATCTAAAAAAGGCTAAGAGGAACTCACATGAAAACCTTTCTTATGATACTAGGAAACTAGTATCATATTGACACAAAGAATCTACATGAATATAAAAAGCATTCATAATTATTAAATAATTAAAAGAAATAAAAATAAAAACATGATAAGTGAATATGAGTGTAACGAATATGAACTTTGAATGTTTTAGGACTTTAGTCCTTTTAGTATTGACTTTATTATAAGTACATTATATAATAAGCAAAAACATTATTACACAAGGAGTTATTATGAAAGCGCATTACATACGTGGTCATAACCCAGCACCTATATTAGGTAAAGGAGGAGCACATCAACCTAAGAAAGAACATATTCCAGAGTTAGAATATGACTTATATGATTTTTACTTAGAGGACAATGAAGGGGAAGTTGATTCCCCTGAATCTTTTTATGCTTAAAGTTCCTCGTAGTACTTTTATATTTTGCTCTAATAATCATTTAGTTGCAATTACTAATAGAGATATATTTAAGAACACTATGTACGCTGACGCATTTGATTATATGCCAGGACAGCCAATACCAACACAAGGACAAATTACAAACCCAACATGCTATTGCGGCACAGATTGGTTTTCAATACCACAACACAATTTTATAGAGAGACAAGTATGACAGCGTACACAGGCGAACATGAAGAATATATTGATCCATCATTAGATGATTATGATATTCATAAAATTGAAGACAAACCAGTTAATATTGGTTTAAGTATTGAGATTAACAGAACTTGTACTAACCATTATCAGTCTGAAGAAGAATTTGGTGAGTGGAGTGAATCTTATATAAACATGTTATCTACTGTAAAACTTACTGATCATATGCCGGACATCGTTACAACATTAGATGTTAGAGCAGGCGATGACGTGATTGTAGTATGGGTTGAGTGGTCCACTGGAAATTCATTTGGAAGAGCACATTTCGGTTCAGCTGAACCAATTGCTGTATTTAAAGATTATAAATCAGCAGCTGAACTAGAATCGTTTTTAGAAGCTTCGGAATATTATGATAAAATTGTATCTGCATGGCGCATAACTAAGTACCAAGCTGAAAAACTTATTAGCGAAGTTAATCAGCCGCACAATGTTACTTATGAGTTTATTCCAGATGAAGGTACCTCCCATGGGAAAATTAAAATGTATTTACATACTTCAGATGGCCAATCTATTAACTTTAGCTATCTGCCATGGACTGGATACTTTGACAATCTAGAACATATTAACATTAACGAAACACGTATTTCACAATTACACTAATGACACTAGATCTCTTAAAGGTAAACGAAGTTGGTATTATTACCGGCTATGACGGTAATAAATCTCGTAAACAATTATTAGCCATGGGCCTTACTCGTAACACACAAGTACAAGTAGTTAGAGTTGCTCCATTAGGAGATCCAATTGAAATTAAACTACGTGGGTTTTCATTAACACTAAGAAAAAGTGATGCGGCACAATTACTTGTTAATAAAGTTTGACAAGTGCTTACACTTATTATATAATATATTTTTACTTAATTAACACAGGAGTACACTATGCAACAAGTACACAAATCATGGCCCAGCATTAATCAGTTTAGACAAGTAGTTAGAGAAGTTAAAAGTCGTGCTACCTTTAAAGGGTTAGATGACAATGGTGAACCAACTTTTGATCCATATGCACCTATTCCAACTTTAACGTTTGAAGGTTCAGTTAAGTCACACGGTACTAATGCTAGTGTTACTTCTATTGCCAGCAAACCAACTGGGTTTTGGGCTCAATCACGTGAACGCATTTTAACAATAGATGATGACAACTACGGTTGGGCAAAGTACACACAAGCAAATAACGGTGTGTTTACTGATCTATTAACTGCAGCACAAGATACATTAGCTAAGTTTACTATTACACATTATTCTATCTTTGGCGAATGGTGTGGTCAAGGCATTCAAAAAGGTGTAGGCATTAGTAATGTTCCTAAAATGTTTATTATCTTTGGCATTGTTGCATGGGAAGGTCCTGTTGATAACGAAGGCGAACAAACTCGCATTTACTTTACAAAAGATCAAATTGCAGAAACTGTTGCATACGCTAAAGAGATTGTAGGGTTTAACGGTGAAGTTTGGCCAGATAACTTATACACTAAATACGATTTCAAAACATACACAATGGATATTAACTTTAACGAACCCGAAGTTGCACAGAACATTCTTGCTGATCTTACTATTGCAGTAGAACAAGAATGTCCAATTGCTAAACAACTTGGTGCAGAAGGGGTCGGCGAAGGAATTGTGTGGCAATGTGTTACTCCGGGTTACGAACAATCACGCTTTATGTTTAAAGTTAAAGGTGAAAAACACAGTTCATCTAAAGTTAAAACACTAGCAAGTGTTGATATTGAAAAGGTTAATTCTATTAATGAGTTTGCTGATACAGTAGTTACTGAATCTAGACTTACTCAAGGTTTAGAATACTTAAAAGTACACAACATTAGTATTGAACCTAAAAGCACTCCTGTATTCTTAAAATGGATTGCAGATGATGTTGTTAAAGAAGAAACTGATACACTTGTTGCTAGCCATCTAGAAATCAAAGATGTAATAACAAGAGTTAAATATGTAGCACGTACATGGTTTTTAGCACAGGAGGAGATGTAATGGAATTTTTAATAATGATAGCAATAGCGTACTACATAGCAGGTGCACTTTTTGCAACGTTGTCATTTGATAACAGTGATGATGCTGGAAGTTTAGTGTCATGGACACACCGCATGGTCTTTTGGCCAGTAGTAATGTGGAGATGTTAAGTAATGGTAGCAATGGATGCAATTATGATAGGAATGCTAAGTATTTCTTATCTAATACTAGGGGCCGGGTGTGCTACAATTTTATCAAATGCACCATTTGTTAAACAAAGTCCGTTTCGCAACTACTTTATTGTGATAGGATTCTTTTGTTGGCCACTATCACTTCTTTTAATTATAGCATTTGGAATATATTATCCATTTGAAATACTATATAATTTACTAAAAGGAGAAAAATAATGCCACTAGTACCGATAGCTTTAGCAGTAGGAACTTTATTTGGAATTGCAATTACTAAAACAGTTGCAGCTTTCAAGGAGATACAAAGACTGGATGAGTTAAAGAAATGATCAATAAAGGGTTAGCAGCAGGTATATTGTTTTATGTAACTTTATTAATGTATATACATGATAGTGGATACCTGTTGTCACCTATTGAATATTTAGTATTATCATTTAGCTGTTTACTTATTGGTGAAATGTTATATCCAAAAGAATAAAAAAACACTTGACAAACAATTTTATTAGTGTATAATATGCACATACTAAACAACAAAGGTACACAACATGGCAGTAACACAAGAAAACGTAATTCCTTTGCATGATCGTATTGTTGTAAGACAAGATCCTGCAGAAAGCGTAACACAGGGTGGTATTTTAATTGCACCTGTTTCAAAAGAGAAATCTGTAATTGGAACAGTACTAGCAATAGGAACAGGGAAACATATGG